GATAACAAAACGATTGAGACGCAACAGGCGAATAACCAAACAACCAACCACCAGAACCATAACCACTAAGTATAGGTGCACCAATTCTGAAAAAATGATTCGCAGCGCTTCCTATAAATTGCGTTAAAAATGTCACTAACGTATTATTTACAGGAGGAACTAATGCGGTCAAACCGACAAAAGTATTGTTAGTTGTTGCATTTCCAGATGATAAAGCCGCCGTTTCTCCCTGAAGATAACGAAACGTCATATCATTACCAACACCAACATAAGCACCTTGCATCCAATATCCCGCGGAATACGTAGACCAATAACCTATCAATCGATACGAATCATAACCCGTTGGCATTTTAGGCATGCTGTTTGATGCCAAGGTCACAATTGCACCCGTTGGCAAGTAATAACGAGAATCGGCAATAACATAAATAGCGTACATTGTCGTTGCTGCTAAAGTACCCGTATCTAAAGCGTTTATACCGTTCTTATTGCAATCTAAAACGATTGGCGCAGCTACGGGGTTGGTTCCTTCTATGTTGGGAGTGCCAACTTCTATATCCATGACGTTGTTCGAATCACGGCAAATACCACCACCAACATACAATAATTTTGTGTTGTCCCCATAATAAGAAATGGTTAGACCATACTTATATAGAGTCGGTATGTTAATGATTGGACTGTTCTGTATTTGTATGGCCATTTCTTATCTCTCCTATACGCTTACGTAAAAGCCGTTCATCCATAACGACAAGTTAGCTGACGCTGTAGATACCACGTACTGAATGGTTGGGTCGCCCGTCAAAAGCTCGGCATTTACAGTAAACTGAGCACCTACTCCAAATGTTGCAACCTGACCATATTGAAAAAAGTCAGCAGCACTAGAAGTAAGAGAAGCAACACGATAATAATCGCCAGCAGCTGCTGGAATAAAATTACTGGTTAAAATAACCAATGTATTATCAACAGGGGGTAAAGCAGGAGTTAAATCCACGTTGGTTAATACCGTACCAACGCCTGCATTTAATACTTGAATGTATGTACCGCCATACCAAAATATTAAATCATTACCAATTCCTTGATACGTGCCTTCATAAAATGTTGTGGCACCATTAGTACCCCAATAACCTATCAATCGATACGAGTCATAACCCATGGGCATGGACGGCACAGAATTGGTGGCTAACGTTAAAATACAAGCCACAGGATTGTAATAACTTGAATCTGCAATCATGTAAACGGCATACATCGTATTAAGCGATAATCTACCCTGATCAATACCATTCGCACCAACAACATTTGCATTTAAAACTAAAGGCGATGGAACAGAAGGCTCATTCTCAACGTTCGCGTTATTAACAACTATGTCCATCACATTGTTTGAATCACGACAAGAACCCGCACTAATGTATAATTGTTTTGATGAATTACCAAAAGGATTTGAAATATTCAAACCATATTTATAAAGATTGGGTAAATTAATAATTGGATCGTTTTGTACCTGTGGCGCTGGGCTTGCTCCTGCCATTTTTTTCCCCTAAATAAGTGAAGAAAAGCGGCCGTAAGACCGCTTAATTTAAATTAGCCTTGTGATAAAGGAATGATATAACGAAGAGAATATTCAGGAACAATAACAGAACCATGAGTCTCATCGTAAATCATGCCCGTTTGATTCTGACCAAACAAAGAACCATACGTTAATCGCAATGAACAGCCAGTCTCTTCATCATATTCATTCGCTGTATCGTAGGGAGATTGTTCAGGCAACTGAGGCATTGCTAAATAAAATGCTTCACCACCTAAAATACCACCGCAACGATGCGAGGGAAGGCCGCTAATTTGCATACCAGCTTGAATGGGATTGTTTAAGTTTTGATTTTGACCACCAGCCCAGTTCAATGCAGGAGTGATTGACAAAACAACGTTCCCACTACCATCAGCAGCAGCATTAGCTGTCGCTCTGAACTGCACCGAGTTAGCACTTGGAAAGTGACCAATAAATGTCAAATAGCGCATGTTTGGAAAGCCAGACACGCCGTCATTAAATCCGAACAAATCACCGGCAAATACAGCATTAGCATCACTCACCGTGGCACCAGATACTGTGATTTGAGTTACGTTTTGTCCAGTTGGATCGTTTGTGCTTACCACCGTCAAAGTCTGAGCCAATACACCCGTATTACCAGAAATATGAATAGGCATCAAGTTAGACTGATAGTAATTAACAAGAGGCGTACCAAAGTCACCAACTTCCCAGGACATGGCAATGTCATCGTTACGATGAGGTACAAATTGACTTAAACCACTACCAACAATCGAAGGTATAACAGTATCAGGCAAATAGACCTTTATGCCTTCAGCGACAGAACCGTAGTTCTTAAACAACATAATGGCTTGAGCTAATTGCTGATAAGAGTTTAAAGGATTCGTGCCGTTACCGTAAAACCGATAAGGACCAGAAAAAGTATTCATGGTGCCTGTCAATTGGCTAACAACGCCAGATTCCCAGTTTAAAGCAATGTTACCTTCAACTTGAGTTGCAAGTTCTGCAATAAAGCTTTTGCCAAACACACGCATGTAATCTTCTTCACCTTTTTCTAAGTTGAAGATACGTTGTTGAGAGGTAACTGCAAATGAGCTGTTGTTCGCCTGATCACACGCCAATGTCTGTACACGCTGTACAGCGGGCTGAAAAGCTGCAACCAATCCTGCCACAGTAGTAGCACGTGGTGGCAAATCAAACGTAACCACAGAGCCTAAGTTAGCTTGAATTTGGTCAAAGTCTTTGAATTTAGTATTGGCTGTCGTAATGTGACAACAAAGGTTTTGCAATAAAGCCAAACCAGAACGCTGATAAGTCTGTACTTGCTGTAAAATATTATTTGGAAAAACGGCCATTTTGGCTACTCCTAGCTATTGTTAATAGTTCGGATGTCAGAAAAACGGCCTTTAAAAAAGAAATTAAGCCTTGTATTTGGCTTTCAAATCTCTCATAGACAGCGCGTTCTTTCCTGCATCCGTTCCGACGTTAGTAGGGCGCTGTTGACTCAAAGGTGCATTAGGTGACTTGTAACTAGATGCTGATTCGTTGCTCTTAATAGAGTCCGCTAATCTACGCAAATCATAGACAGCTTCCTGAGGAAATTCTCGCGCAGTCATTTCTATTTGAGCTAACTTCGAACGATTCTTACTAAGCTCGTACAAAACATCATGAGGGTTATCAACCATCTCAGCAAGCATATGTACTGTATTAGGAAATCGTTGAAATTCGATGCTGCCAGTCACTTTGTCAAAGTCTTCGTACTTCTGCTTTCCAGCCTCGAGCTTTTCCCAAAAATTCTTAACGATTCTTTGAGCTTGCTCTGTTTCGTTCTTTGTCTGCCATTCCGAGCGATCTTGGTCTCGAAGCCTTTGAGCCTCTTCAGCAGCTAACTTCCTGAATCTATCTTCGCTCATCTCTGGGCTGTGATTAGATTGTGGTTGTTGATGCTGAGTTTCCATCGAACGCTTGTACTGCTCAACAGCTCTGTTAGCGGCTTCTTGCGAACGCCTGCCAACAATGTCGTTGACCTCAGACTGTCTTAACATCTTCTCGGCCTGAGCTGAACTTGATGTATCAGAACTAGAAACTGGTGCTTGTGTATCTAAACTTTGTCCTACTGCATCTTCCATCAATTACGTCCTTTCTGGTTATTAACGCCACCACGCTGTTTCCCCAATTTTAAGTTTGGGTGACTTAGCTGTTGCCCGTAGCTACGGTATTTTTGAACCTCGCTATATGTCACGAGTCTACATTTAAAAAATCATCAATTAGACTTTAATTAATAATGATTGACTGTTCAAAGCTTGCTATAATCGATTAACATTTTTAACAAAAATAGAGGGATTTATTAATGATTAAATTAATGAATGAATTGGTAATGACAGATAAAGAAGCAGCCGAAAGATATGGCTATTCCCAGTCTTGGTTTAGAATTATGAGAAATAAGAAGAAAGGCCCACCCTATTTGCAAATGAAAGGTAAAGGCAAAGTTTATTATTACGTTGAGAAAACAGATGCTTGGTTTAAAGAAAACATGGTGGAAAAATGATAACAATTCAAGACCAAATTGACTCTTTACGAGAATCTTTAAAAGCACAGTCCATAGGCTTAGAAAATGTATACAATCAATTTCAAAAATATGAATTATCAAAAATAGATGAAAAAATAGAAGATTTGCTGAAAAAAATAAAAAGATATGAATTACAAGAAAATGTTGAAGAATTTGATATTGATGTACGTACCTACCCAATGAATATAAGAATAAATTTAAGAGTAAAAACTAATTTTGGATCCTGTATTTATTCTTTTGATTATCCTCCGGCGATGGAATATCAATTAGCTCATGTTGTACAAGCAGCTTATGTTTCTATGTTAGAATCTTTATATGAGAAGCATGATAAACGTGGCGGCAAGTATCCTATAAATGATACAGGCTCTAAAAAATGGCTTGATGAAAATGGTGAAACCTTTTTAGATTTAAATGAAAAAAGAATATCATCATAATAAGTAACGATAAAAAGGAATTTAAAGTGATAGAAATAATGAGCAAGAAGTATTTGACGGAAAAAGAAGCATGTGCAAGATACGGGTATTCTAAATGTTGGTTTTTGAAGGGAAGAGCCCAAGGATATGGACCACATTTCATACAATTGAGAATAGGCGGAAGAATTTTATACCCGCTAGATGAAACAGATGCCTGGTTTAAAAAGAAATTAGAAATAAATGAATAAGGCCCGCATTTTTATCTGCGGGCTTAATATTTAGCCTTTTCTAGGTGTTAAGGAAGAACCGGAGCGTTTCCAGTTTTTCTGAGAAGCTTCGCCCTTTCCCCACCCACCAGCCATACTGCCGTTATGACCCGCAGAATCAGAAGGGTTCTTTTCGCTTTTTCTTTGCAGAACGCGAGATATACCTTCTTGATGTGTGTCATGTACTTTACGATTGTCTATCATTCCATCTTTCATTTTTTAATCCTCACATGAATTTAATTTCTTCGGCAGCTTTTTCTACTAAAGCCGGAACCTCTTGCTCAATTAATGGGTCAACACCATCCATCACGGGATTGACAATTGCAGCTGAAACCGGTGATTTAGCATCTATCCAAGCCTCAAGCTTTTTAACCAGGCCTTCCATTTTAGCAATAATTTCGGGCTCATCTGCAACTACTATAGCCTCCAACTCAGTCAATAAGTGAGTGATTATCCATGTCAATATTACGCTCATAAAACCCTCCAAAAAACAAAATGTTTCACGTGAAACATTAGTAACATCCCTTTTTATTTTTCTTGCCACCAACATCAGGCTTATCAACTACCCGTTTGGTTTTTTCTGCTATTTTCTTAACGGGTCTCACGGACTTTTCAGTTGATGCTACCGCGACTTTTGTATCTTTGGCTTCACGTTTGTTATAAGGGACGGCCTTACTTTTTCTTGTTTTAGCATCCATTCCTCAATCCTCACTAATCGTTGATGTATCGCTGTCATAACATTGGCTGTTGCTTCTATCGTATCTTTAAATTCTTGTTCTGTCATTTAAGACACCCTTTCTTAACCATCTTTTTTACCATCTTTTTATCTTCTTTAACGTCCATGTGCTTTTCCTTTTTCTCTACTTTCTTTTTCATTTTTTCTTCCTTTTTTTGGGAATTTTAGCGCCAGACTCTCTTGCTTCATTGAGCGCTGCTGCAATTGCCTGAGATTTTGGATGCCCTGACTTTTCCATTTCCTTTATGTTTGATCCTATCGTTTTACGGCTTGTACCTTTTTTAAGTGGCATGTCATCACCTTTTATGCTCTGGCGTCCAAACTTCTTTATAGACGTCTTTCATCTCTTGTCGATTCGCCCCGTCCAAATGCCGACGCACCCCCATCTCTAGCTGGCTATCAGTAAGTTTATAAACGCGCTTAATGTCGCTAAATGTCGCATTTTTTAAATCACTAAATGTTGGTCCCTTAGCCATTTGCTCGCTCCTCTTTTTGTTGCGTGTTTTTCATGTGATGTAATTCTATGGCTTCTTTTAAATGCAAGTGTGCCATACCTAGCTTCTTCATTTCTAGCTCATCTTGAGATTTGGTTCTTTCTGTTAATGCTTTAACTAATTGAACGCTTGAGCCCGTTTCGTTCATATGTATCTGCGCTTTCGTCTTGTATTCTTCGAGTCTAATCTTTTCCATATCAACGGCAAATTGAGCTTCATTTTTCTTAGCGTCCATTTGTAACTTTTGCATATCAACTTGCTGCTTAAGAACCGCTGGATTATTTTGCATTTCTTGCTGCTGCATTTGCATTGCTTGCTGCTTCTGTTGCTCTTGTTCTTTTTGCCACTCTTGAACCATGGATTTTAATTGCTCTAGCCCTTTACCTTCCATATTGTCTAGAACAAAACTTAGTCCTTTGTCTGCGATAAATTGCGCAAATTGTGGCGACATTCCCATCATTTCTTTAACCATCATTATGGTGCGAGATTTCTGTACTTGGAAGCTTGCGCCAGCTTTAACCACTACATTCAAAGGGTTTGTATCAAAATCAAATGGCAATCCATCATCAGTGTTGATTTTAACAAAACTGCGTTTGCCTTCTTCATCTAAAATAGGGATAGTTCTTGGTGTGGTGTAATACTTTGGCAGTAAGTCAACATAAACTTCGGCGGCCCTTTGTAAACCTTGCATGAACCCAACGACATAAGGCATTGCTGCCGAGTTTGATTGAGTCGCGCCTTCTATAATCGCTACACCAGACAATTGATTGTTATTAATACCTAGAGCCGCATCGTATGAGCCTAATATTTGCTCCATTAAAGAATCAGCGCCACTAAAAGCTTGGGCAATTTCTGGCGGCGCAGGTACTTTTTGTACTTCACGAATCGGGTTGCTAATCGGCATTTCTGGATTGTTTTCATGTACTGAGTTGAATACATAAACATTAGCCTTTGATGGATTTTCGTACGCCTCTAACAAACCCTCTTCCTTCGGCAATGCTTCTTTAGCCACCATGAGTTTTGCTTGAGTTTCATTCTCAATTTCATTAGCTAATGCAATACCCGCATAGTTTTTAAGTCTTTGCGCCCCGCGAGCATTGTAAACATAGGGTCTACAAACCTGCCTTACATTGCCGTTCTTTGGCGTTTTAACCATCACGCTTGAGCCGTCCACAAAAACCAATGGCAACATCGTATAATCTGTTTGTTCGTATTCAAGCACTTGATTATCGATGACTCTGTATCTGTCAATTCTATCAATCAATGTTTTTCTTGGCTTGCCCATCTGAACCGGAGGCATTGTAATGTCGTTCCACTCGTCAACAATCTTTCTGTATGCCTCCATTGTCATAACTTTGCCGTTTGGATTTTGATCGTCGCGAACTTTAACAATTGTTTTTTCACGCCTAACTTTTTCGTAATAATCTGCAACTAATATGATTGATGAATTGTCATTGATGTATGACCAGTTGAATCCTGCGAAATCTCTTCTAAAACTTAATGTGTTTGTCGGTACGTCTGGAAATTCTTCTTCGAAATCTTCTTTGCTTTTTGGAAATAATTCCGCACAGAACATGCCGTCACCTTTATGCGGTAGTCTTGCTAGCTTGTCGAATACTGCGAGGGTTGGTTCTGCTCTTGTAATATTTATGACTTGGTCCATCGACATTGAGTTAGCGTAATCTGTATAGACTTTGAATACAGAGAAGCCTCCAGCCAACAAATCTTTATAAACTTGATATCTTGTGTGTTCGTTTTTGATGTCTAATAACACATGCCTTAAATGCTGTTCAACAACTTTCATTGTCATCCAGTCGACTGAATTTTCATCATCAGCGGTTACATAGATGTCTGGCTCTTGCTTGCTGAATTCGCCGAGTAACCTAGATATTCTAGATTCTAGAATGTTGAACTCAAGCTGTGGTTTGTTCATTGTTTGTAGTAGCGTTATTTCATCGCCAGATAAATTTGATTCGAAGACAAACCGGATGAATTCGTTGTATCTGTCGTAATTTTCACGAAAATAATCATGAGCATTCCGTACTCGTGTTTTTATTTTTGATAGTCTGTCTTGATATCGTTGAGCAACTTGCATACCTGCGCGTCCTCATGAAGAAATATTATTTATATGCTTTATTGCGCATTCTTTCAACTCTGTTTTTAGTTGAATTCAATGAATATGCTATTTGATTATAATCTGTTTGATTAACGTTTGCATGTATTAATACTTTATCTATCAATGCTATTTTTATAGCATCAGCACAAGTATCTGCCAAATCGTCCCTTCTGTGAGCATCATTAGCAGTAATTGACGACATGTGATCAATGCAATTTCTTAAATGGCGTGCACCAGCGGTAAAAGATAACCTTTTTTCTGCAATGTAAGGTTGTATTTCTAAAAATCGCTGTGTTTTACTTCCACTTCCACGATTTCTTTCAATATTACGTATTTGTATGCCACGCAACTCTGACAACATGCTTATTAATGTCACCCCTGTTGATTTCTTTTCAATAGCTGCTAAGGTCGGTGGTTTTTTGTGTCTCATGCAGTCTGTCCAGAAATCTAAGAACGCATCTTTTAAATCTTTTGGTTCAACAAAAAGCTCTTGCGCATCAAGCCAATGAAGACCATAGACGCCCGTTTTTCTTCCCATGGATTCAATTTCGTATATACCCCAAAATGATAGTGCCGTCGCGTCATTATAGGTTTTTGAGGTCTCCGATGTGTCAGCGGTTATAAAGGTCATTAATATTTCGGGCTCAAAGTCTAAAATAGTAAACCATTCAGGCTTGAATAATGAGCCTCCTGCTGGAACTGGGTTTTGCATAAACTGAGCCGCAAAAACGTACGGGTTTTTCTCTTGCTTTTCTCGTAGCTGCTCGATTGAATTGACCTCAGGATACAGCGCGTTTCCTGCATCATCAATCGCTTTTAATATGACCGTTTTCCATTTTCTTTCATCTTGACCCGAAAGCATATAATCAACGATATCGCTTTCATGTACGCGCTGACCGATAAAAATAACTGGCACATTTGGAGCGCGAGGACGTTGCAGAATTGTTTCTCGATAATTTTCTATGACTTTTTGTCGTATCGTTTGTGAGTGAGCTTCATCTATCTTGTGTAAGTCGTCTAGCAAGACTGCTCCCGTAAAACGCGATTCGTTGGGTAATCCACCATCATGACCAACAATACCCCCAGATGAGCCGAATGCTTTGACGCTTCCGCCTGAGTTTGTACGAAAATGGTCTTTAGCTTTTGAGTCGCTTCGTATTTGAACGCCGAACAATTCTTTATATTCTTTACAGCTTATAATGCGTTTAACCATCTCTGTGTGTTTAGATGCAAGTTCATGGCCATAACTTATATAAAGATATTGGCCGTCGGGATGCATCGCCATGGTCCAAGCTGTCCAGTATACAAGCAATGTTGATTTGGCGTAGCCTGGAGGCATATTTATTATCAAACTGGTTGTTTTTAGCTCATAACAAAGCGTTAGCTCTCTAGCGACCGTAATGAAATGAGATTCTCTGCCCGCAGGTTTTGAGATGTAAAATTCACGACCGGTGATTATCTTGAAGAATACGCGAGTAAACAGCAGGAAATCTGAGCATAAATCCATTCTTAATTGGTCTAAATCATTTACCATCTTTCATCATGTCGTGACGTTTTAATCAGTAAATATACTATACAGACAAACAAAATTGCTATTAATATAATCAATAAAGTCATAACAGGACTATTTACTGAAGACGCTACGGAAACGGGAGCCATGGGCTGTGAATCGACCACTTGAGCAACGGGAGCAACAGCAGCAACTGGATAGTTATGCGCGCTCGCTAACGAACCGCCGACATATCCACCGAGTAAGCCGGTCATAAACCCATTGCCACCAAAACCGCCATGATATGCATGATTGTAATTATAATGATGATTATTGTGTATGATTGTGCGGGTGCCCATTGGCGCTGTATAATTACGATAAGTAACGCTTTTTGTTGATGTTGATGCTCGATAGCCTGAACGACCACCCGATGAATAACCAGCAAATGCAATCATCAATACAGCAAATAATACTTTTTTTACCATTTGCTACACTCGTTAATTTCGTCAAGTATTTGATAGCAAGCGGAATCTAAATCATTGTTGTATGCGTAGTAATGAGCATCGTTATCTTGTTCAGGATAAAACTTAACGCTCCAACATTCGTCACCTCGGCTCATATCGAAACGTATCAAAAGCCTTGCGTCGTTGTTTTCTGCTTTTAATACAAGCTTTTTAAAGTTCGTCATCATTTATCATGCGCTCAATATCTAATAAGCATCTTTTGTATCCAACAGCATTACCGCATTTGAATGATCGCGGATTGTTAACAACAATTTCTGTCAGCTCGCTTGCTATTTCTTCAAATTTTTTATTAATAAATGATCGCATTTTTTCTTTGTAATCAATTCTATTTCTGAGCATTACAACATTTAACTCATTACAGTCAGCTAGTGATTTCTCTAAATTGTGAATGTACTCATTCATGATCAATTAACCTTAATAAGGTTGACAATCGGTAAGCTAAAGTTGACAATCGGTACGATTTTCATAAAAATGATACTTAATCAATTAACTTTAATATAGTAATTAATTTATCAAATGATTCATCACTGATACTTTTCATGTCACTCAAAAGCGGCAGTAATTTATAATATTTTTTAATGAAATTAATATCTTTTAAAATTGTTCTTTTAGTATCTATCATATCATCTTGAATTTTTTTGAGCTTTTTTTGATTATCTTGAATCAAAGAACCGTCAATTATTTCTTGAAATTGTTGGTAGACGTTTTGCAAACCGACATTATTAGCGCTTAAAGTTGACCGAATTTGTTCGTAAGTAGCTTCTAAATTTGACAACCTTTTTTCATGTTCATCATCTTTCATTTCACTGCCGTTTGTCTTGTTTAAAGAATAAACTTCATTATCTATAAATTCTTTCAGCTTTAATAAATCAGATTCAGTCAGTCCACCGCCGGGGAAGTATGAGACGTTTTCTAAGTCTTGCAATTCAAGTTCAATAAAATTATTATCGCAATCAAAGCGAATACATTTTTTTTCGAGAGAAAAAATACTCATAACTTTAAATATACTTATCTTTAACAATTAGATCTCGCTATTGTTTGTTTTGTTCAAATCATCAACAAGAGATTTAATCTTAGATAGCGTGTCAGAGGGGCTTGATTCTTCTTGTTTTTTGTCGCCGTAAATTTTTGGTGCTAATCTAGCTGCCATCCATTTTCGATTATTTATCTTTGCAATGAGCAAGCTAGCTGATGCCGAATCTATGCGTTCTTGTCCTTTATCATCTAAATAATAATTGATTTTTTCAGGGATTAAATCATCAATATCTTCAACTAAAATCTGGGCTTGGAATGCTTTCGCCTCTAAATACTTAGTAGAAAATCTTTCGTACTTTTTGCGCCATTCTCTTATAGTTATTGGTTCCGGCATATCTTGATACATTTGTTGTAATGTCGCGTAGCCAACCGGATGAGACGCTATTCTTGAGCATATTAAATCGGCAAGTTCATCACTATATTTTGTGGGTCGACCTGCTGCCATTATTACCTCTTAAAGTTTATCAAATTCTTCATTAAACATCTTTTCTGCTTTTCGCTTAGAAACTTTTGCGGTAGCAACAATATTAGCAATCGCATCTTTATACGTTTGACTAGTCTTATCAATTTGTACTTGCTGAGTGCATTCACAAGACACCTCGATCATTCCGATATCACGTCTTTTCCCGCTTCCCGCGCATCTATTACAAATCATATTTAAGCTTCAAATCGTTAATAAAGTCATTTACTTTTTCAAGATATTCGCATACCTCGATCAAATTTTCAACATTTCCCGTAAATTTATTCACAAAAGCTCTGGATAAGTGTGTTAACAACTCATATTACTTTATATTTTTCAAAGAAATCAACTGTTGATTCTTTTTTGTCATAAATTAATTGACTTATCATGATAATTTAGTTATCATACTCACATCAATTAACGAAATGAGGAAATAAAATGACAAAGCAACAAATAATAGCCTTATATACCGAAGCATACGAATCAGGAAGCCACGATTTAAAAAGCCTGAATAAATGGCTTAAAGATTATCAAGTTAAATTGATAGCAAAAAATGGAAAAATAATTAATGTAGAGGCAGCGTAAGCTGCCATAACCTGGAGCGAAAAATGAACTTATTAGATATTAGATACATG